CGGTGCTCTTCATTAAAGGTAAAATAGCGTTCTACTTCAGTGTCGCATGCTATGCATGCAAAATCGTATGTTGGCATCACTGCTCCCTAAACTTTGGGTCTTGAAGTTTATCATAGACTTCTTTTTCGTATGAAGTGCTGTGTGAACCCGACACGAGGTGAGCTAATGCAAAAGAATCGGCGGCGTTGTCATCGGTAAACTCAGCATCCCACTTCTTATAGACGTGAAGAAGCATCTGGCTCTTAGATATACCGTTGCCCTTGCCCGTTACATACTTCTTTAAGTTAGTAGGTGGGACTATAAGAGGATAGATACCGAAGCTGTGAAGGGTTAGTTTTACCATACCGCCCAGTTCACCAAGCATATTAGCCATCTGTGAACCAAAGGCATACCCTTCCATAGCCACATCTTCTATCTTGTCAAACCTATGGAGCCAGTTCATAACGTGCGCCTGGATATCGGCAAGCCTATCTATCCCGCGCTTATCAGACTTATATACCTCACAGTAATAGTTACCATTTTGATAGGCGGTTATAGCAAACCCACTATATGACTGGTCAATTCCTAAGTAAACAGGAAGCTCAGGCATAACTGCGCCGCTATAGAAAACCTTCATTAATAGCCGCGAGCCTTTAGAACAGATGTTCGCCTAGTTAACTCTCTAGAGGTTAGCTGATAGGAGCGCTCAAGGTTGTCTAGGGTCGTTTTAAGTAGCTTGTGGTAGGCCTGTGCCTGCAGCCTGGCTCTAGATAGCTCCTGCATATTAGGGTCTGTTAATACGTGGGCACGAAGCATAATGGACTTTTCAGTAGTCTTACCCGTTGTCTTACTGAGCATAGCCGTAGCCTCTGCCATGTCGTACTCATTATCAACCTCTAAAACCGCCAGCTCAGCAGCAGTTACTTGGGTAAGCATGAAGGAGTAGTACTGCATGTAAACGTTAGCCAAGCGCATAAGCTCTTGGTCATCTACAGCGGTAATATCATCTGGCAAAGATGGTAGATCAAGGTCTAACTGACGGCGAATAGGGATGCCCTGACCTTCCAAGGTCTTGATGACTGACTCGCTGATACCTGTGGCTTCAATGTTAATCATTCTAACCCCTTACATTTAGCGCATCCATCTGGCTTCAGATTGCATGCTGGTGGAGTACCTGCCTTTATAGAATCTACGATCATCTGTGCGGCCTCAAACAGGTGGCTGATACCAAAGTCTGACTTACGCACTACGAACTCTTTATACTCCTGATTAGGTTTAGCTTCATAGATAAGAACAGCCTCTTGTGGGATGTCATCATAACCAAGCAGCTCTGCTAACTTCATATAGATCTGTACTTGAGTTACGTGCTTCATGAATGGCGCATTAATAGCCTTCCATGTCTTTTCAAAATCATAACCGTTATCTGCTAACAACTCTGGGCATTCATAACGAAGGGTACCTACGCCAACTGATTTGATCTCAAGCATAAGTGGGTCACCTAGGTTAACTAACCAACCGTCAGCGTGACCTGAGATGCGCAATGGTTCATAGAACAAAGGCACTTCACGGTACTCCAGCGGCCCCTCATGGCAATCAGCACCGCCCCAAAACATCTCTCCGCATTCAATGCAGTACCACTTACCATAAAGGGTACCCATCTCTTGGAACCACCTCTGCCACTTAGCGTGGATAGAGTGACCTTCTTCAAAGATAGACATTAACTTAAGACCAGCTTTGCGGGTCTCGTTAGGGGTTGCTCCTAGTAACTGGAAGTAGGATGCACGGTAGCACCAATCATTTCCCGCCATTTCAGAAGGATGTAGAACATCTGTTCGCCTGCTCTTATCGCGAGGCTTAGATAGGATGTGTCTCTCTACCGAACCAAGCACACGTGTCTCTGCTTTACCCACTTCAATAAACCTCTTTAATGTTCCGCTTGGTTTGTATTTCATCCCCGTAACCTATCATGATGATCTGGTATTAATCCACTCTTCTAGTGTCAAACCGACCTTCTGTGCTTTGCGCTTGAGTGCATTACGTTCTCTGTGGCTCATACCGCCCCAGATACCGTGTGTGTCATCCATTTTATCTGCGTACAGTAAACACTGCTTACGTACAGGACATTCTGGTAAGCCGTCTTTGCCGTAACAGACTGCCTTAGAAATCTCTGCAATTGATTTATATTTTTCTTTATCACGCGGAGGGAACCATAGATCTGTGGTCATTCCCTTGCACTTGGCTTTATATCGCCAAGGTTCTGGTCCGAGGTCATCGTCGTACAAGTATGCTCCTGAAGAGTAGAGCGAAGCTCTAGAAAATCATCTTCAGTTAACATGACGTAATTCTCATTGTTAAGACTAAAGCCGAGGACAGGCGTCCGATTGTCAAGGATTGCTTCCTTAACAATCTTTTCCAGAACCGCCGCTTTGACGGTAAAGGAGGCTTTGCCTGTCCACTTATGTTCTATTAGAAGGTCTGTGGACCGAACATCGCCTTTCCGACTCCAGAACGCGCCACTTCCAGCACTACGCTGTCCGCCAACTAATCCTGCTAATCGGTCCTCATGCTTTTTTGACTCGCGTTGACCCTTACTCTTCACTTACGTACTTTGACCCCGCTTTAATAGAGTCTAATACATCCCGTTCAAGGGCCTCTTGCAAGTCAATCTCTTCCCGAATGGAGGCAAGCATAGCATCTTTACCCATCCACTGACGCTCGGCATACCGATAGTAAGCGCCAGCACGGGTAATCACCTTATTAAGGGCACCAATAGATATTAATTCTTTAGCAAAGTCAATACTTCCAGCATCTAACTCTCCGCCGTTGCCAAAGTAAAAGTCAACCATAGCGGTTGCTCCTGGTGGGGCAGACTTGTTCTTCATAACTCGGAACTTAATAGTCTGGCCAACCTTGCGCTTATCTTCGCCAGTACCAGCCTCAATCCACTCGTCACGGCGCACCTCTACGCGGGTGAAGTAACTGTAGTTTTTACCCTTACCGCCTGGAGTAGTACGAGGATCGCCATACATAACGCCAATCTTTTCGCGCCATTGATTGATAATGATGCCTATAAATGGGCGCTCATGTTCAGTCAGAGAACGCTTAGACGCCAGCCCTACCTTACGGAAGAACTTGTTGGTTAGGAGCGCTCCTCGTCCAACGGTTGACTCATCCATGTTTTTCTCATCCTCTGTGCTAGGAACGAGGGCAGGAAGACTATCAACAACAATACAATCCACGGACTTGCTTTCAGCAATTTTGATGACAGCTTCATAGGCTTCCTCCATTAAGTTAGTAGAAATTACATATACACGTGAGGTATCAACCCCGCACATCTCAGCATAGCTAGGTACCCATTGTTCAGCAGCGACCCATACGGTAGTAAAGTCTGGATCTTTCTTTTGGTTAGCGGAAATAGTCTTGAGTGCAATCGCAGTCTTACCCTGACTCTCTTCACCAATGATCTCATGCCATTGATTAGTAGGCCAACCCCCACCAAGCGCCACATCTAAGGACACAGAGCCTGTAGTGATACGACCCATAAAGTCGTCTCTAATTTCGGAGCCAAGCACTATCGTGCCCTCTCCCATTGCTTTGTTAAGGTCTTTTAGTACTTTAGCTAAGTCCGCTGTAATAGTTGCCATTAAATATGTCCAATGATCGTTTGTGGGTTCCATCCGCCTGTTTTTATTTGTACTGCTGGTGTTGCTGGTCCTGATGGTTGACCACCATTACCTACAACGCCTTTACCTACTCCGCTGCCTGACTGTTGAATAGGATATCCGCAATCATAACAACGCTTACGAGCCTCTGGTGTTGCCCCACCGTAGTTACCACTACCGCACCCTGGACAACGTTCCGCTTGAGGCGTTGTCTGCTGACTAGGCGGATATTGTGGCTGCTGCGGTTGTGCATATGTTGCAGGTTGTGGCGCCACGTAACGCGGTGCTGGTGTCTGTGGCTGGGTTGGTTGGGCGTTTAACTTACGAGCAAACCAATCGGCATTACTCATCTTCATCTCCTAAGTAGAAAGTGTCTAGATTAAAAGCATTTTGTTCTATCATCCCTAAGTTTATACCTATAGAGAAAGCCCCAATTAACGTAGAGAAAGCAATAGCTTTGTAGACTGAAGCCATACTGCCTACGTTCTGTAAAATAATATCTTTATCTTCGCTGTCTATACCGTCTAGCTCTTTAAGGTGCATAGAAGTCATAACTTTGGCGCTTAACTCAGAGATAGTCTCTACAAAAGGAAACAGTTCCTGCACCTGCAGTAAACGTTCTTCGCTATCTTCTCGTTCTTTTGCTTCTCCTTCTGGACTTATTGGATTAAGCCCTAAAGACACTGCGATCTCATTAGCGTTTGCATCTGGAACTGTGTCGTATATGTACCAGCGGTACACAGTAGTCATAGGAATCTGCGAGGTTACAATCTCGTACTCGTCTTTCCTTCGTTTAAACCAACTCACTTTGCATCGCCCCATCTCTGTACGACTGTTATATCTGCAATGAGTGGGACGTCTAGAAGGTTAATTCCCTCCATAGCCTCACGGATAGCTTCTTTTGTTTTATCCACTAATGAGTCTGGAGTTAAAGTGACTAGTTCGTCATGTACGGTAAGAATCAACTTAGCGCCCTCTGGAATCATCTCGTGGGCCCTAATCATAGCAAGCTTAATGATGTCCGCAGCTGAACCTTGGATGCGCGTGTTGAACGCCTGACGCTCAGCACTTGCTCTAAACGCTGGAACCTTAGAGGTTATATCTGGTAGAAATCTCTTACGGTTCATAATGGTGGCTATGTACCCTTTGTTACGAGTAACCCCAATGACTTTAGAGCGATAGTCGTTGATTGATTGGAACTTAAAGGCAAAGTCATTAAGTAACTTTTTAGCTGCGTTTAACTCACAACCTATTTGACGGGAGATCTTATCTGGGCCTACACCGTAAGCCATTGCTAGTACAAGAACCTTTCCCGCGGCTCGGTCAACACCCATAGTGTTACCTACGGTTGTATAGATGTCTTCGCCGTTAAGGTAGTTACCCATCATAATTGGGTCTTTAGACATAGAGGCAATGATGCGGGGCTCAATCTGTGAGTAGTCTGCTACTACAAACTTATAACCTTCAGGAGCAGCAAACAGATTGCGAATAGATTTACCGTGGGCGGTGCGGGGGTTAGGGATGTTCTGTAAATTTGGATTACGACTGGAGAAACGGCCTGTCTCTGCGCCCCACTGCACAAAGTCTCCATAGATACGTCCGTTGATAAGCATGCTCTCTTTAGACTCAACCTTAGACTTGCCGTTAGTAGTCTTAGTGACCTCACCGCCAAGATAAGGAACCACATAGGTGCTGAGCAGCTTATTTAAATCTGAATATGTGAGTAGGGCAGCAACTAGTTCATCTGACTCACGGAAAGGCTCTAATGCCTCGGCGGATACTGAATAATCTTTGTATGTAAGGTTGGCCTTCTTTTTCTTCCCTGCGCCAGTAAGAATCTCTGGCTTAAGGCCGCGGCAACCCTCTTCGGTAGGACCATATAGGAGCCATTGTTTTTCCGCGTTAGAGTTAAGGTTGAATACTTGACCAGCAATGCGGTAGATATCTGATCGGACTTGTTCAACTTCTGCCTCCAACTTAACACTTAACTCTGATAAGTGATCGGTATCAATAGGAGCGCCTGTTAACTTCATATCGCAAAGCACACGAAGCACCTCCATCTCAAGATCCATAATCTTTTCTACGCCTACTTCTTTAATCTTTGGGGCTATTACCTTCCACAGAAGGAACGTGTATTTAGAATCTAGATACGAGTACTTAGCCACTTCGTCAAAGGAATACTCTTCAACCTTATGACCGATGCCCTTTTCCATACTGTAACCAAGTTCTCGCTGTAAACAATCATCTAGACCAAGCTTACCCTTGTTTCTATTGTCATAGACAAAGGAACCCATCAAAGTATCAAAGTAAGGACCCACTGGTACGCGCCCGTAATACTTAGTAACAGAGCTTAGGTCAAAAACTAAGTTGTGACCTATAGTAAGAATGCTCTCATTAAACATTAATGGCTCTAACACTTTAAACACCTCAGCGGGGAACAGTTGCTTTGGGGCTGGGCCAAATACCTTCTCAGCCTTCTTGTCATCCCGTGAATAATCCAGTGGTCTAGCGGGTAATCCAGCAGCAAGTCTCTTCTCACCTTGCCCCGTAAGAGGGCGTATTAATTCTATGAACTCACCGTTTGGATGACCCATAGGAATCACATCTCCGCGCCCGTGAGTGGCAAAAGAAATCCACATCACTTCATTTACTGCTGGTATACCGCGATGATCTCCTACAGTTTCTACGTCAAATGCAAAAGCATCCTGCTGTAGATAGTAGGCAACCATCTCATCTAATTGTTCTTTGGTTGTAATTATGTTCAAGTTGTATCCCCTGTAAAGCCAGAGGGCCAGAACCAAGGGGATAGATGGCCTGACCCTCCAGCGACCTAGTTTTTAGGAAAGCGAAGCAGCGACTGCTTCAAGCTCTTCCCAAGTTGGCTCCTTAATATCCGCACGTGTGTACGGCTTAAAGGAAGCTACTGCTGCTTCTGCTGTTGCCTCATCAAGGCTCCAGTCTTCCTGCAGATCGCGAGGCTTAACTGGGTTGATGTGGTAAGTAGTGGTCTGCATCTTACCTGAACGGCTGATTGCCCAGTAGTTCTTTGTAAGAGGACCCTGCGGTGAGAAGTGTGCAGCGTGTAGGGACTTGAACAAACGTGGGCTTGCAATAAGCATCTGACGCTGTGGTCCGTCAGGAGCGCTAAGGTTAACAATACTGAATGCGCGCTTCTCTTCTGGCTTGCTGCCGAGCTTTACGCATAGAGGATCGTTAGCACCAAGCGACACATATGAACGCTTGCCTTCAGTCTTCTGTTGGAGGAAGTGCTGCTTATATACAGCAAATGGGCCATCTTCGTCAAGAAACTTGACTACTTGGAAGCCGTCGTTAAAACGGAACTCAGTTGGATAATCTCCTGCAGGAGCAATCTCTGCTGCTGCCCAACCTGACTTTACTGCTGTTGATGATGCCTGTGCTGGACGATCTGCAATTGATTCAATTGAGAACTCGTCGTTTTCTGTTACGTAGCTATCTGTTGTGTTTGACACTGTTATTTTCCTTTGATTGTATTTTATGTTATTTGGTTTCGGATGCTCGGATGTTACTCCAAGCCTCGGCAATCTCATTACTGAGCTGTCGGTGTAAGGACCATTCTATACGCTTTGTATGTAGAAGTCCAGCTGAGTGAAATAACTCAACCGCTTTTTCTACCATAGCGCGAGAATAAAGCC